GAGGTCCACGAGAGGTTGCCGGACGGCTCGGCCTCTGGCAATCCCGTGGAGAAGAAAAGGATGACCCTTCACCTGAAGGGTGTTGACAGGTGGACTTGTGAGCGTCGATTGAACGAGGCCATTGAGGAACTGATGAAATGCTGCGCAACGTCGTGAACACGCAAACCCCCGCCAAGTTCGGCTTTCAGGATGGTGGCCATGTGATCCTGGAATGCTCCAGCTGCAACAAACCCCTGGTCGATGTGTGGTCGGTGCAGCCAGACCAGCCGTTTGAGTGGAAGGTCAAGGCCAAGTGCTGCTACTGCGGCGACTCCTCTTTCCAGAAGGAAGTGAAGGGGCTGTTCAGGTACTCCGGGGCGCAGAAGCCCAGCGAGACCGACACGGAAGACACGATCCTGGTGACGCAGGTCACCCACCTTGAGGCCGACGGCCAGAATGTGCTCTTTTACACGGCACCAGGAGAGAAGTAATGGCACGCATTATTGACGAGGCCAAGAAGTTTCTGGAGCAGAAAGCCAACCCGATCGAGATCGTTTCCTACGACAAGAAGGCAAATCCGATCGATCCGGAAAATCACGGGTGTGTTGCGCGTATTACTATTCACGAGAAGACGGGCCTTGAAAAATGCGAAGTGCGTGTCTGCACTCGCGGTATCGACTCCGGCCTGTTCTTCAATCCCCTCACGCACCATCACGACGACCTTGTGCGGTTTGATAGCCACACCGGCAAGATGCGCTTTTGTTGGCGGGAGGTGAACAAGACCTCTTTCGACCAGTATGTCCAGTTTTTGCAAAGTGGGAACCAGGCCATGTTGCGCATGGCCCAGAGGAGCTGATCATGGCCAAGAAGAAAGTGGAAGCCAAGACCCTGTCCAAGGCCGAGCATTATTACCTGGAATCTCTGGCGGGCCTGAAGAGCCTGGCCGAAGTCGCAGAAGACCTCGGCTGTCAGCCTGAGCAGATTGCCGACGCCTACAAGAAAGCGAAGGCCAAGTCACCCGGCAAGTTTGGTCGCCCCTCCCAAGGCGTCACCGTGATGACCGAGGCTGCCGCCATTGAGGGAGACGAACACGGTAAGGCCAACCGCGCTGGCAACCAGTTCATGACCCGCTACGCCAAGGATCTCTACCGGGGTGAGGCATGATTTGGGGGACATTGGAGCAGGTATTGGCCAATGTCACGCTGGACCGCGCTTTTCTCCTGGTCGAACTGAGTGATGGCAGCTTTGCTGTCGTCGAAGGGACGAACGAAGACTGGGAAAAGCTAGCTAGTATACCACAAAAGATAACAAGAGTTTGCGTGCGCTTCAGGTCTTCCCGACTGGAAGTTAGCCCTCCGAATGCGAAGGGATATTTCTTCCGGCCCGGGGTGGGCGCTTCGCTGTCGTCGCAAATTCAACAGTACAACCTGTTTGTTGTTGGGCATCTTGAAGAAGATGGAGAAACTGTACAAACCTTTAGCGTGGTTGTGCCTGAACTTTTGGTTGTGAATTCTGACCGGCGTGATCGTCACGATCCAGAAACTGTCGGTTCGTCCTTGATAACATCCTAGCCATCGACCTATCCTCTCACCTGAGGGGCGGGAAATGGCAAAGAAAGCTTCCGAGCATAGTCGTTACGAAAGCCGTTACGGTGGTGGATGGGTTGCGCCGCAACAAATCCTCGCCGAGGTGATGTGCGAACGGCAAGCAGCCAAAGAGAAGACTTCTTTACCAGCCAAATTCTGGGAGTTGCCACGCTGGAAGAAGACATTTCTGCTCCAGCTTCGGTTGGCTCTCAAGCTTTTGGAAAAACATCATCCCTCTGTGATTTCCAGGGCCATCCGTTCACCGGAGGGCAAAAAGGTATTTTCTTTCGGTGCTCCTTTTTTCAAGGATGTGCTAGTTCGCGAGCAGGAAAAATACGATGCGGAAATAGCCAGTTTAGCTGCTGCCCCGCCACCACCGCCCCCGCCCGAACCAACCGCCGACACAGAAAAGCCAAGACCAGATTTTACTCCCCGTCGTTCTTTGCGTAGTAAATTGGAGGATTTTGAGCGTGAGTAAGAGCAAGCAGGAAACCCACGACACGCAGTTGCAGAAGGAATTGGTCAAGCAGTACGGCGAAGGGGTGGCTGTCTCTGCTCGCGACATGCTTGAGGAAGAAAGCTCCAGGAAGATGGTCGTGCCGGTCGGCCCCGCATTGAATGTGGGTCTGCATGGCGGCATCCCCGAGGGATCTTGGATCACCTGTTCGGGCCAGCCGAAGACCGGAAAAGAGCAGCCTGTTTCTGCGACAGTCTACACGCCGAGCGGCCCCCGCAAGATTGGCGACATAGAGATTGGCGATGTCATCTGCCATCCGGATGGTGGTACGGCGAATGTCGTTGGCGTTTTTCCCCAGGGCATCAAGCCGGTTTACAGGGTCACCTTTGACAACGGCGATACGGCCGAGTGCGGCTTGGAACACCTTTGGGAGGTTTCCGCAAGACTTCGCAAGAACACCGAGGTCATACCACTCAAGGAATTCAAGGATGATCTGTACTACAAGGAGAAGAGCAATCGCTGGGGGCAGAGGCCCAAGTGGCATGTCCGTTTGACTAGTGCTGTCTCGTTCCGTCCTCGTCCCGTGCCTGTGCATCCTTATGTCGTCGGACTCATGCTGGGCAATGGGTCGATGGGCGAAAAGCAGTTGTGTTTTTCTGCTGCTGATCGTGAACTGGCCGTGGCCGTGGCGGACCATACTGGCTGCGAGATCTCTGCGGTCAAAGCCAACAATTATGATTACCGGCTGACCGGGGCCAAGCAACTTAAGACAGCCCTCAAGCGTTTGGGCCTCATCGGCAGGAATTCCCACACCAAGCATGTGCCCGACTGCTACCTGTACAATTCCGTCGAGGTGCGCCAGGCTGTTTTGCAGGGCCTGATGGACACCGACGGCACCGTCGACAAAACAGGTGGGGCAGAGTTCACCACCGTGTCCCAGCGTTTGGCTGATCAAGTCAAATGGTTGGTGCAGTCATTGGGTGGGCTGTGTTCAGTCAGGGCTTCTCGACGCATTTTCAACGGTAAGCTCTTCAGGTTTTATCGTTGTCATATTCGTATGGTCGACATGTCTTCGATTTTCCGTCTGCCCCGCAAGAAGAATCGTTGCCAGAAGCGCACGACCAACATGACCCGCAGGATTGTCGCCGTCGATTATGTGCGGGATGAGCATTCGGTTTGCATCAAGGTTGACCGTGAGGACGGGCTTTATCTGACCGATCACTTCATCGTCACCCACAACACATCGACGGCCCTGTCCTTCGCCGCCCAATGCCAGAAGCCTGAGTACGGTGGTCGCCATGTTTACTACTTGAATATCGAGGGTCGTCTCAAGGAGATGAACCTGAAGGGGACCGCAGGCCTGAACCTGGACAAGTTCACCATCTTCCGGTCCACCCCCGAACGCATCCTCACCGCCAAGGACTACCTGACCCTGGCGATGAAGTGCATCAACACCGACCCCGGCTGTCTGGTCATCATCGATTCCGTCTCGGCCTTGTGCGACGAGAAGGAAATGGATGAAGGTGTCGGCTACGAGAATCGTGGTGCTGGCAACAAGATCTTCGCCGGTTTCTGTCGACAAGCCTCCAATGTCGTCCCAGTCCGCAACTGCTTTGTCTGGGCGATCCTGCATCTGACACAGTCGCAGGGTATGTACGGCGGCTTTGTGGAAAAGGGCAGTCGCACCCTGCAATACCAGGCCGATGTTCAGATGCGTGTCAAATTTGACCGCGCCTGGAAGGTCGGGTCGGGAGGCAATGAAAAGCAGATCGGCCAACAGGTTCACTGGTTGATCGAGTCTTGTGCTCTTGGCCCGCCCCAGATGGAAGTCGACAGCTACATCCGCTACGGCATCGGTATCGACCATGTCTATGAGGCCATCAACTTGGGCGCCCAGCTTGGTCTGATCGGCAAGGCCGGGGCGTGGATGAGCCTCGATTACATGGAGCGACACCTAGACCTGATGGGCGTCGACAAGTGGAACGATGAGGCGGTCAAAAGGGTCAAGACTCAGGGGGCCGAAAAGCTGTACAAGCTGCTTCAGGACAACCCCTCGTGGATTGCCGCCCTGGAGTCCGAAATCAACGCCATGCTGCGCCCGTCATGAAAGTGAAAGGCCTTGATGGGAGGACCTACACTTGGTCCTTCACGGGGAGGTCGCACTCCGGGGCCGAAACAGCCCCGGCCCGTTCTGGCCTGCATGGTCGGGTCAGATCCCTGCTGCGGAAGATTTATCCTGTCGACCGGATCATGGAGGAGGTGGGTCTGCCCGGGTCAAACGGCCTTCGGGTGGACTTCTACCTCCCCCTCCGCAACTTGGTGGTTGAGGCGCACGGCGAACAGCACTATCGTTTTGTGGCCCACTTCCACGGCACCCTGATGGGGTTCTTGGAATCCAAAGCCAGAGACCAGAAGAAAATTGAGTGGTGCCTTCTGAATGGCATCCAGGTGATTGAGTTGCCTTACAACGAGGAGGATGAGCAATGGGAGAAGAGGTTGAGGGAGTGAAGTCTGCTTCCCAGTCTGCCGATGAGATGCTGGACAATTACGAGAAGCTGGTTCTTCCCGGCAATGACACGGGGGCGATGCGGTACATCAACGCCACCCAGCATGAGCTGAACGCCATGTCTGCCGAGGAATGCAACGAGGCCGCTGTCATGTTGACATGCCTGGCCTTCCATGTGGCCAAGGCCTGCAACAAACTGCGCGCAAAGATTCGCTATTGCAATGAAGCCATCCTCAAGTGTATTGCCAACAAAACGGCGAACTACAGATACAACTCCCCGGACGAGAGAAGGGCGTTGGCCATTCAGGAAGACGACTTTGCCGCCAACATGAAGAAGCAAGAGGTCTCTCTTTCTTGTCGGCTGGAAAGGATTGATTATTTGTCACTTCGGCTTGAAAAAGTAGCCGATATGTTTGCATCTTTGGCCGCAACCAAACGGAGACAGCAATGAGCGACAAGGAGCTTTTGAAAAAGATGGCGATGGCCATGGCTTCCGAAGACTGGGCGACGGTTGCCCAGGTGGCTTCGCAGATGGCTGGCGGGGCCACGACCGAACCCGCGCCTGAACCAAAGAAGGCGACCAAGGCCAAGAAGACGGCAAAGGTGGTGGAACAACCCGCCCCCGCGTCAACGAATCAGTTCAAGGACGACTTGTCTCTGGAGAAGGTACACATTGCGACAGACAAGAAGCTGAACAAGAAGATTCGTCCGGCAGCCCGCAGGCCTCCGTCCCAAAACCTGAGGATGGTCGATGTTGTCTGCCCAAAGTGCAACAAGACCCATCAGGTGACTGCGGTGCAGGCTTCGATGCGGCGAGACATTGATTCTGGGGTGGTTTGTGCTGGTTGTCTGAGGAGGGGGAGATGAATCAAGATCCGGCAGCGGAGAGGGCTGTTTTGGCGGCTCTTCTCAAGGGTGGTCACGAGGCGTGGGTGGACGTCTCGGATGTGCTTTCTGCGGCCTGTTTCACTTGTGGAACAAACGCCGTCTACTATCGTTGCTTGGAGAAGGTTCTGGCTGAACCCAACTCCAAAGCGGACATACCCTCTATCGTGTCGGCGGCTGGCACGCTGGGGTTTGGGGACACATTCAAATCCCAGGAGGAGCAGAAATATCTGCGGGCCTTGGCGGTCACGCCGGTTGAACCATCCAATCTACGCCGGTTGGCCGCACGCCTGGTCAAATTGCACAAGGCCAACGAATTCTCCGAGGTCATGAAAGATTCGGCAGAGAAGCTGGCGAATATTTCGGGCGACGAGACCCTCGGGGAAATCCTGGGGATTGGCGAAGAGGCCGTCTTCAATTTCGTCGGTAATCTGGGCAACCAGTCCGAAAGCCTGGCTCATATCTCCAAGGACTTGGACGAATACATCGATTACCTTGCTGCCAACCCGTCGGAGGTGATGGGGATCTCTTCCGGTTTGCCGCAGTACGATGCGGCGATCGGGGGCGGGTTCCAGCGCGGCACGGTCAATGTGATCGGTGCTAGGCCGAAGACTGGCAAGACTCAGTTGGCCGACAACATCGCCCTGCATGTCGCCTCCAAGCTGAACATCCCAGTCCTGAACCTGGACACGGAAATGTCAGCGAAAGAGCATTGGCATCGCATGTTGGCGAACATGGCGAATGTGGTGGTGGACGACATCAAGAGTGGCAAGTTTGCCGCCGACGAGATGAAGTCCAAGGCTGTGTACGAAGCCAAGGAAAAGCTCAAGAATATCCCCTACCACTACGCATCGATTGCTGGCCAGCCCTTTGAGGAGACGGTCGGCTCCATGCGGCGATGGTTGTATCGTCATGTCGGCTTCGATGAGTCTGGACAAACAAAGCCAGCCCTCATCGTGTTCGACTACATCAAGCTGATGGACGACCGCAGCATCACCAAGAACATATCGGAATTCCAGGCTCTGGGATTCTTGATGACCAACCTGCACAATTTTGCGGTGCGTTATCAAGTCCCCGTCCTGGCGTTTGTCCAGCTGAACCGGGACGGCATCAATGCCGAGGACACGAGCACGGCTAGCGGTTCAGACCGCATCATCTGGTTGTGCTCAAACTTCTCTATTTACAAGTGGAAAAGCCAGGAGGAAATGGCCGAAGAAGGAATGGGGCCGGACGGCGTGCGTTACAACCTGAAGCTTATCCCGGTTGTTTCGCGCCACGGCAAGGGGCTTGAGGGTGGGGACTACATCAACATTCAGGGGCAGTATGAATATGGCAGACTCAAGGAAGGACCGACGCGGAACAGCCTACTCCGCAGCAAACCAACACGGTCAGGCTTCGACAATCCCCCCCAAGACTCCCCAGAGTTTTGAGCGTCTACGGAAGATAGCAGCAGCGGCCACTCAAAAGCTTGAGACAGTCTTTGACGCCCTTGGGCTGGAGTACAAGCCCGCCGAGAACTCGTTCTTCACGGCGTGCCCCGTGCATGGCGGCGATAATCCGACCGGCTGTCGGGTCTACTACAACGCCTCCATGGGGTACTGGCAATGCTTCACCAGGGGCTGCGAGAAGGTTTTTCGGGACGACACTTTTGGCTTTGTGCGGGGTGCCCTGTCCCGCCAGCGTTACGGGTGGGTGGCTGAAGGCGACAAGGTGGCGACGGTCAACGAGACGGAGAAATTCCTCTCTGCCTTGTTGTCGCTCACTCCAGGCGCAGAGATTCCCCAGGTTGACAAAAGCCAGCGGGAGTTCGTCACGGCCACCCGCATCATGCAGGTCGAAAGCGGGCCTGTCGGCAAATGGGGTCGCGATCTCGTGCGGAGCCGCATGGAGATCCCCAGCAAGTTTTTCAAGGGGCGCGGTTTTGGCGATGAAGTGCTCAACCACTTCGATATCGGCGACACGAAACAGGGGCCGTTCGCTGGCAGGGCCGTCGTCCCCATCTATGACCACACCGGTCGGATGGCGGTCGGTTTCTCTGCCAGGGCGATTGGGGATATGCAGCCGAAGTGGCGGCACTCCGAGGGATTTTCCCGATCCCGTGTCCTCTACAACCAGTTTGTCGCTTTTAGAGAGGCTCGTCGCTCAGGCA